AAATGCCCTGTATGGGCGGCCCCTGTTGGATATTCCTTAATAATAAGTTTACCTATAGATCCTTTTGCGATCTTAGAAATCTTACTATCAAAAACCTGTTTTGGTAAAGACTGAAGTTGTTCAACTGGTAAATCCATTAGATTCGCATCGATTCTTTCAGCGATACGTTCTTCTGCCATTTCCATTGTGATATACAACACATTCTTGCCCTGACTGAGAACTGATGCGGCACAGTGGCACATGAATAAAGATTTACCTACACCAGTACCAGCCAGAGCAATATTGAGTGTTTTGTTCGGTAATCCACCTTTTGTTATTTTGTTGAAATAGTCGAGATCAAATGGTATACGATCTTCTTTTTTATTATAGAATGTAAACCTATCTTCTGAATTATCAATGTAGTCATGACCAATTGCTTGATCAAAAGAAGTACCTAAAGCTGAAGAAAGTATTTCTGGTATAGCGCCTTCGCTTCTTTCTTTATCTTTTCCATCTATAATTTGGATTGATTCCATTATTGCATTATAGACAGATCTTTCTCTACACCATTTTTCTGATTCCTGTATCAGATATTCTGTATCCACATCAGACTTTGATCCTATTTCGTCAATAAGTCTAGAGCAAGAATTGAGTATTTCTTCAGGAGCATTAACCTTCTTAAGTTCTAAATGTAATACCTTAGATGTTGGTAGTTTATTGTGTTGACCAACAAACTTTACAATAAGATCAAATACATTTTTATGAATGCCTTCGAAATATTCTTTTCTTAAATATGGTATGACTCTCCTACAATAATCTTCGTTATTCAGTAGGTGATTCAGTATGTGTGTTGGTAGTTGATTCGTTATGTCCAATTCCTATCTGTGCCTCATTATGTTCTAGTGAATCTGTTATTATATATTGCAGTACGGATCCGAGATAATTTTTAAAGGTTTCATCTCCTTCTAATTCATCCATTGCAAATCCTGCTGGATCCTGAACTTGATATGTAAATCCAAGTGTGGCCATATCAAGTTCTGGACTTTCTTTTATGTTAACTGTACCGTAAATTACGACTACGTCTTTCCACGTTCCAGTAAGTAGCTTAACCCCGTGTAGTGGGTGGTTTGGATTTTCTACTAATGTATAATCCTTATCAGTTATGTTATACATCTTCTACTTCTAAATCCAAGTCTATTTCTAATAAAGGTTTGTGACCAATTGAATAGTATGTTTTAATAAACTCTTTAAAGTTAGTATCTTTAAATATTGGATCCCAGAATTTTTTATTTAGAGTATCTTTTTCTCTAACCTTAGGATCTAGGATTTCCCCTGTTTCCATATCAACTCTTGCATACCATCCAACATTTGGTTTAGTTACATATCCACCTGCAAGTGCAACTTCTAGTAATCCACTATAAGGTTGTATTCCACCTTCCCATGATACTCCAATTGGGACTTTTGATTTTTCTTTTACAAACCTAGATTTCTCTACATTAATGACAAAGTTATAACCTGTAATATCTTTACCAGTTTTTTCTTGTTGTCTTCCAATAATCCAAATGTTATCAGCTGAGTAATATATTCCTGTACCACCTGAAACGATAGCTTTTGGAAATAGCCCCATTTCCTGATATGTGTGATTAACTGCGAGAAGGGGTATATTCTTCATTGTTAAATAAGGAGTGACCATTCGGAATAACCCCTTCAACGCTTTCGCTCTCGACATATCAGCGACCGATTTTTCATTTAAAGCATCTTCTAATTCTTTTTTAGATGCTAAATTTCCAATAGAATCTATGATAATAACTACCTTGTCACCTCTTTCAATATTTTCAAGTTGGCCAACTAAGTCAAATTTAAGTTGTTCGACATCCGTGACTGGTGTATGTAAAACTCTTTCTGTATCGATACCAAATGACTCAAAATAGTTCTGAGGTGAACCAAACTCTGAATCATAAAATAACATTACAGCATCTTCATATTTTTCTAAGTATGCTGCACCCATGAGTAGAGCAAAACTTGTTTTAAAGTGTTTACTTGGACCAGCTAGTACAGTAAGTCCAGATGTTAGACCTCCATCCATATCTCCTGATAAAGCAACGTTTACCATTGGAACAGATGTTGATATTACATCCTTTTCAGCAAATAATACTGAATCTGAAAGAATAGCAGTATCTTTTATTTTACTATTCTTTTTAAGTTTATCCATTATAGACATTATTCTTCCTCCTCGGAATTAAAGTTTTCTATTTGTGCAGTATGTAATGCAAATTCGATATTCGTTCCAATACCATTTGCAACTGCCATTTCTGCAAATTCTGTCATATCTGTTTGAGTCATACGACAAAACGTTTCGACTAACATTTTCATATCCATTATCTTCTCCTAAATCCTTTTGGTAAATTTGATTGCTGTTCGAGTCTTTGAGCTCTTCTAGTTCTAGCTACTGCTTCTGCTTTTTTTCGTTTTCTTTTTGCTGCAGGCTTTTCGTAAAATTCTCTTTTACGAACTTCCTGAATGATACCCGCTTTTTCTACGGATCTTTTGAATTTTCTAAGAGCAACGTCGAAAGGCATTTCTCTTGCCGGACGTTTGTCTCTTGGATTCCTCTTACGAGGTCGTAAATCAATACTTGGCATAAATCACTCCATTTTTAAATATAATCCTTATATTATACCATAGGTTATTCACTTTGTAAACCCCCTAAGTAATAATATTCCACTCCTGCTTCCTGTAGTATATTTTCTCCCTTTTCACAAGAATGATACCATCTATCTCCCTCGTTATTAAAGGTGTTTGTAACTACTCTCGAAGCTCCAACTTGAATAATCCCCTTTGCACATTCGTTGCAAATAGGTAATCCATAAACATATATTGTAGAATCTTTTAATGAAACACCGTTGAATGATGCATTATATATGCAGTTCATTTCGGCATGAACTATAAAATCATATTTGATCTCTCTGTTTGTATATCTTTCGATATTATCGGATATTCCTCTAGGAAATCCATTATATCCTTGAGACAAAACTTGACCAGTTGGTGCTATAGCAACTGCACCAATCTGAGAAGAAGGATCTTTGGACCAGGTAGAAACCTCCTGAGCCAATTTCATATATCTAATATCCCATTTCTTCATATATGTCCTTAAATATATTTACATTCTTAATTCTTTCCTGCATAGGATCTTTTCTTATAGCATCGGTTTTTAAAGGATGCTTATCTCTATCCAAAATTTGCTGAGGTACTAAATGTTTGAAGTTTCTTTTGAGCTCGGTCTTTTCACCTTGTCTATACTCATATGGTAAATTCAAAGCATACCTTATTACCTTTGGTGCTAAGAAAGGAGCACGTAACTCTATTGTTTGTTCCATCATTGTTCTATCTAGTTTTGGTAGATGATAGAAAGGTAATTCACAAAATACATCTGAATATTGGCTGTCATATTCTTCCGATCTTCTATATCCACCAAATAATTCATCTGCACCATCACCCGTCATAACCGCATAAAATCCTAATTCTCTGAGTTTTCTTGCCATTGCAATTTGTGGCTTAACAGATCCAAGATCTACTGGGGATTGGTGTATTCTTACTGAATCCTCATCAGAAACTTCATCTAAAGTAACATTAATTAGATCATCTGAAACTAAACTTGCAAAAGATTCTTCGTGATTGTCTACGTGGATAGCCTTTACATCATATCCTAATTCTTTAATCAATCCATATATGATTGTAGAATCTAACCCACCAGAAAGTAATACAGAAACTTCTCTTTCACCACCAAGTCTAAGTCTAACTGCTTCTCTTAGTTCATACTGTAAATCTTCTGATTCTATTAAGTCCCAATTCCAATATTGATGTACCTTTCCTTTATGGTAATAGTGTCCAGGAGGAACTTGTTTAATTTGATTGTATGGGGTTCTTCCTGTAGGATCATATCCCCATTTTAATGTATTAGACAAAAATAATTCATCTAATGTAGTATCTCCAAGAGAAACTAAAGCATCTATTTCAGAAGCTATTGCTTCCATATCTGTTCTATAATAAACTGGTTTGATCCCTAAGAAATCTGTCACTGCCATAAACTCGTGATCTTTTAAAGTCACAAATGACCAAAATCCATCAAATTTATGGAATGCTTTTAATCCATATTCGGTATAATAGTCTGCTATAAATCTACCATCGGACTTGGATTCTTCCATACCATATAGATGTTTATCCAATTCTTTCCAATTAAATATTTCTCCTACAAATAAAGAAAGATCTCCCCTTGAATTTGTATTTGGTTGAATACAAACATCTGGATCTAAATTTGTGAATGGTAAGCTAATATGTGCCCATTGATAATTACCGAGTCTCTTATATCCAACAAATTCTGGTAGACCACGATATCCCATATAGTCTTTTACAACTTCTTCTAAGTTGGAATCTATATCTTTACCTACAATAAATCCGCACATTATTTAATCATTTGCTCCAATGTATATCTGTCCACTGTGAAACAATGTAAAGATGTAGAAGAAAAATGTAGCATACCAGGAACTGCATCCAATTCTGCCTTTTCTATTAACCACATAGCTAATCTATTAGCAAAGTATAAATCGTTGTGTAGGTGCCGTACGACGTCGCAGGATCGCATATGATACGAACAATGAAGATATCCATGCCTTAACATAAAGTGCCAACCAAAAGTACACGGTACACGTTCACCTTGAGCTGCTGCTGTTAGATCTTCAGGAAACCACATAGGAACATAGCATTGCCTTGTGTTATTCTCTTTCTTTAATAGTTCTACTGCAGTATCTAAATTGCCCCATTTAAATCTGATTCCATCTCTTGTATTATCGCACCACATTCTTTCTGGATAAGAATGACTAAATGCTTTGTCCATTAAGTATTTGTCGGTATCCTTTAACCACATTGTATGTGATGGTGGTGGATTATATGGTATACCAGAAACTCTTTCATCAAAGTGAGTATCTGCCCATGGTTGTGTTGCGTTTAATTGATCAGATGCTGTTTGTGCATCGTTTGACATTGGACATACTAAGTCTGCGTGTAATATTTCTAAAAACTCTGGATGATCGGTACCACCTTGCCATCTTTCAGTTTGTATTTCATAACCTCTTTCGAATAGTAATTTACGGAGACCATGTAGTCCTGTTTTTAAATCTGCTCCCAATACATGATTACTCAATGTCTTCTCCTTTTGGTCTATTTAAAAAGTCTCTATCTGGATCTTGGCCATCGATACCACCACGAATGTATGAAACAAAAAACGTTGCATAGTTAATTAGGTCGATAGCAGAATCTTCTAGAGATTCAAAGTTTTGTGAATAAGATGTATCATTTTCCATAGCTTCTATAACAGATTGTATGCGAAGTATTTTACCTAGCATAATATCAGATATAGTAGAACAACCACGTGGATAATATTGTGCTTGTCTTATACGACTATTTGGATTCTGATAATCTTGTGATTTTTTTTGTTGTAGTTCTGCTGCTTGACGCAGAATGTCTAATGGTTGATTGTTTTTATTCATGTGCATATTATACCAAATTTTTTGGAGTTTGTAAACCCCCTAATTCTTTTCAAGTACTATTCCTGTTTGAAAAAGTGGAAGCTTGACTTCGGGATACATCTTTAAATATGTTCTCATAAAAAGAGTATAGGGCATGTGTCTGTGTATAAATGATCCGACATATTTCATATCATTGCTTTCCATAACAACATCTGTGACCATCTTGTGTAATAGAAAAGCTTGTTTCTTCTGAGTAGGATCTTTGATAAGTGTTATAAATTTTCCACCTGGTTTTAGATATTCAATTGAAGATTGATATATTTGTCTAACAGTGTTCCAATAATTTTCTCCAGATAATACTCCTACATTCTTATCATTCTCATAATAAATATTTTTTGTATTTGGACTCTTTGGAGAATTTCTTGGTGGAGAATCCGATTGTCTTCCACCTAAAACTGGATATGGTGTTCCATTAATAATCATATCGAAAGACTCTTTTTGAAATCCTTCTTTTGTTAGAATCTCTTCACAATCACGAGCATCTCCTTCAAATATGTGACCTTCTCCAGTAGCTCTTTTTTCTTTATTTTGGAGATCAACAGTTCTTCTGGTAATATGTGAATATTCTAATTCTATACCAACACCGTTTCTACCTGAGATCATAGACTCTACAACTGCTGTTCCAGTTCCAACCGTTGGGTCTAAAACCCAATCTCCAGGTTTTGTAAATTTATGAACAGCATAACGATATCCGCTCCAATGACCTGGACAAATATGTTTATCCTTTGGGTTGTCCTTATCGATATACCATTTATTTCTACTATATTGTGTATAATAATTATCAGAAGATGTGTGATATACTTCTCCTAAAAAATTGTCTCTGCAATAATTGCATTCGCAATGATAGTCATCTGGGATAGTATCCCTAGATTGCATTTCTTCCCTATAGTCAATGTCAATTATAGTGTTTTTAGGATCGTATGTGATTTCCATAGTTAATACCTTTTTTTATATAATACAATCTGTATCTATTGAATTTTTACACATCTGAATTATGCTCTGAATTGGTATAGTGCCATATTTGGTTGGTTTACATGAAAATAAAGTATATGGATCTACTATACATAAGAATTCAACTGTTAACTCAGTATTTGCTTCTACTACTAATGGGATATTATTATTCCCTCTTTCTCTATTGGTTCTATAAAGACAAAAATGCGTTAGTAGGCCTTCATGAAAAGCTTGTAGATATCTTTCGGCTGGGTGTTGAGGATTAAAAAAACCTCCTGCAATTTCTTTTAAGTCTATTTTATAATCTTTTGGCTTAATCAAGATATCAGAATAATATTTCAAGGGTTTACTAGTAATTTTTTCTAATACATCATTCGAATATTTTTCATTTAGATATTCTTCTAAGTATTCTGAATCTACATTAGCTCTACTTGAATATGAAGATTTATCCTGAAAACCTTTCTCGCCTTTATATTCGCTATTATGTCTTTTTACATCTTCTTCAGTAACAGTAAACTTTAATCCATGAATTACATCTTTAAGCTCACTTAGATTCATAGGTTATTCCTCGTTCATTAAGTGCTGCACGATTCCATAAATGCCCTTGAACTGTATCATCTTTTGATTGTCCAAAATATGGAACTGCATGGTTTTCTCTAATCATTAATTGATTTACACTCATATCATCACCCTCAACAAAAAGCTCTCCAATAATTCTTCCAAACTTTCCTTTATCATGTGACAGTAAAGTTACCACTTTATCTTTTAATACACTAGATAAAAA